GGATTTGTTAAATCACCATTAAATGTCCTTTCATGGGTTAATGATACAACAAATTTATTTTCAAAGAAATTGATAACAAGTGGTAATAATACCATTAATATATTAAACACACCGTTCTTTCATAATCAATTACTAAAAGATTTTACTAATAATAAACCATATGGTAGATATGCGGGTTCTGCTTATTTATTATTAAATTCTTTACAATTTAAAGATTTACAAGATAAAATTTTATTAGGTGATGAACCTGTTAGAATGTCTCATTTATTTAAAGAATTAGGTTCCACACATTACGTTCCATATCATTTAATATTAAAATGGGGGGCTTTATACCATAGACATAAAACGTATATTACACAAGGATATGATATATTAAGCGGGGTTACAACTGGTAATACTAATACCATTATAACATCAGATTTAAAAACAATGTTTGTTGGTTCAGAAACTAACCCGGCAAAAACAGAATATAATGTAGAAGGTGAAACATTAAATTATTATTCTGGAATAACAAGTGTTGGCTTTAATCCATTTTATGAGGCGGTATTTCATCAAGTTGTAAATGGATATCCACACTTCAGTATTGAAGATACAACATCTTATCAAGCAAATATTAACAGTAAATCAATTTACACAGATTATCAAACAATAAAAGATTTTACATATTGGAATACGTTTGTTGATAATTCAAAATACAACAATAATACCGATTATTATTATACTGTAGTTCCATCATGTGGTGGTAATAATACTCGAAATTTAAACCTATCTTCAATTGTACATGATATACAAGAAGACGGATTCAAAATTGTTTTAACGGACGAATTTATACCTAAAACATTTGCTGGACAAACATTTCCATCACCTTCTCAATATAATGTGACATATGATACCAGCCAAACATTTGATAATCAATATAGTCTTTATAGTTCATATAAAGAAAATTTAGATTTAATAGGTACATTTAGTCCAGATATATTAGATTATTTTGAAAAATTATTTTTACAATTTGCATCAGAAAGAGAAAACACTGAATATCCACAAAAATCATTCGATGACTATACAATTAGTGCTGATGACAATACTAATATTGAAACTCACGTTGTTTTTTATCAAAATTTTCAAGAGTTATTAAAAGATATTGTAACAGTTCCTAAAAAAGATTCAGATAAAGATGGTTATTCTTCTGTTTTATATATTTTACAAACAAGACAAAGAGATAATTTTACAAATATCACAAAATCAATTTTAGGTGAGGATAATTTAATAAGGCTTACATTAGGTAATCCTAAAGAATATAACTTAAATGTTTTTGAAGCTTTTGCTAGGGGAACAAACCAAAATCCATTTGGCGTTTTTAATCCCACACAAGTATCTGCGCAAACATATGATTATATTAAACTATATTGTGGAAAAGATACTGATTTAAATTATTTAAATTTCTTTAGTTATAATAATGTTGAATATAGTGAAGATAATACTAAAGCTTTAAGAGCTTTAATATATATGTGGGCTGGTTATACACAAAACGGAGGAGAACAAGATTCGGTATCGTTTAAAAAATACATTACAGATAATATATTAATACCGTATGATATTAGAAAGGGGGAATATTTTAGAAACCTATTACCCAAATTTAAAGATAGGATGAAAAATAAAAGTGCTGATAAACAATTAACAATATCAGAAGGATATGGAACTGACACAATAAAACAACAGTCATATGATTATTTTAAATCATTTAATGATAAATGGAGCTCAGGTAATTCAATAGGACAAAGAACGTTGTTAGAAGAATTTTTATTTTTAGATAAAGCAAATCGTGATATTGGTAATAGAGCGTACATAACGTTAGATAAGATTAAAGGATTTGAAAATTCTGCACAAGATAAAACAAGTTTATTTTCGGGGTTAGCAGCTATGTTGGCTGGAACCGATTTTGATTTAAGAGGTATGCCAGCATATGTTAATTTTTATGGTACAGATTTTAGTAAAACAGGTAAGATTACGCCATCTAAAAAAGTGGCTAAAGATATTTTCGGAACTTTTTTAGAAGTTGATTATCAAGAATCAACGCCTAAAATTATAATACAATATGTTGGTAGTACTGCTAAACATCCAGATGGTGCCCAGGACATAAGTAAAACCAAATATCTATTCAATGATGATGGGTTTAAAATATATGACCCAGTTAATAATCCATTAAGGGTTACTGTACCAGATGTCTTAGACTCAACTATTTTAGGTAATTCAAATAGAGTTGTTGGATTTGAAGTTAGTGTTGGTGATCAGAATCAAAATATGTTTAAAAGCGTACAATTAGATCAGGAAAGTTTAAGAAATACATCTGAATTTTTTCACGTATTAGAAGGTCTTGCTCGTTCCGAATCTGGTGCTGCCACATATAGTGTAGATAGTAATTTATTTGATTTATATAGAACAAGATCATATACTTGTACTGTTATTAGTATGGGTAATGTTATGATTCAACCAACTATGTATTTTTATATAAAAAATGTACCAATGTTTAGAGGAACATATTGGATAACAGATGTTTCTCATGATATTAAACCAAATAGTGTAACAACAAAGTTTGTTGGGGTTAGGATGAATAAAGCTGCTATACCAGATGCACAAGATTCATTTATGGCTGGTTACCGAGTTTATTTTGAAAGAATTCTAAATAAAGCAAATGCTAAACAACCAGCAACTGCAACAACAACTAATAATACTACAGTTGTAACTAAAAGCAAATCAGCATCGGTAGCGACAATACAATCTTTATCAAGATCAGAAAAAATTGTTAATGAAATTAACGTTGATAAAAAATATGGTATAAGATATAACGGATATAAAGGTGAAAAATATATACAAAAAGTAGATGTAGATGGTACTAGTTGGTATAAAGCGAATGTAGTAACAATTGGTGGTGAAAATTATCCATTATCACCTACTACCGAAATGTCAATAATAAGTAAGGTTAATGATATCACAAGTATAACAAATCCATTGGCAAATGCAAATGCCGGTTATTTTAATAATAACAAAATTAAATGGGGTGATATACAAAATTATCAAGGTAAAAATTATGAAACAAATAAATTTTATTCATTAAGATTTGATTTAACATCAAAAGAAGTTGATCCTAATGTTTTAAGCAATATCTTTAATGCACAAACAAGTTTTCTTAACCCGGTTTATAAGGGTGGTTATGTACCAAATTACAGAACAACACCTCCTGTACCTCAATCGGGTGATATTATTACACCGGATTTACTGCAAGGCGCAATCCATCGCGGACCAAAAAATTCCATATTATATGGTATTGGTTTATCTAAAGGTTTAATGGATGCATTAAAATTAAAAGACGGTGATGCAGTTTATTTCCTTCTATTATAATAATTCGTGATATTTATATAAAAAACCATTATGGAAAATAATAAGTTAATTAATACCGTAGATAATTTTTTAAGCCCTAAACAGGTAAAAAAAACATCAAATGACGGTATGGAAAGAGAAGAATGTGATTTAGTAACAGGAGAATGTTATACAATCAGAGAAAAAGACGGAATAGTAGAAAGAATAAATAAAAAATACGTTACAAACGACGGAAGACAATTATTACAAGATTAAGCCATGTTAGAACAAAAACTACAAGAAGAACTTAATAGATTTAGATCTATTAACAAATACGGTAAGAAGATGATTATGGAGCAAGAAGCACCAGCTCCTCCTCCAGCAATACCAGACCCAGCCGCACCTCCTGCTGACTCAGGAGCAGCGCCAGACGCTCCGCCAACAGACGCGGGAACAACACCCCCACCAACAGATGCTGCACCAGATGCGGCAGGAGGCCCAACACCACCAGCTGAAGACGATAGTCAAGATATTGATGTAACTGAATTGGTAGATTTAACAAAATCAATCAAAAATGATTTGGATAACCACAAAAACAATCAAGATGCTGCGGTTACCAAAATGGATGATTTATTTACTAAATTGGGTGATTTGGAACAAAAATTATCTGCAATGGATAATATCGTTGCTAAAATTGACCAGTTAGGACAAGAGGTTAAAGAAATGAAACCAGAAACTCCTCAAGAAAAGTTGGAAATGCGTTCTTTGGATTCATACCCATTTAACCAAAAACCAAATGATTTCTTTAATCAAAAACAACAAGAAATGAAACAAAGTGGTAAGAACGAGTATATTTTAACAAAAAACGATGTTACTAACTACCCACAAGACATAAAGACGACGTTTAACCCAAACAACAACGAGGAAGTAGATGAATATAAGTTCTAATATAAATTTCTTTTTGGGGCTACAGTCTCAAATTAAGATCATGCATTGGCAAACTAAAGGTTATTCTCGCCATAAAGCCCTAGATGAAACACTAAGTGAATTATACGATTTGGTTGATTCTTTTGTTGAAGAAGCTATGGGAAAATATGGCAGGTTTAAATTAGATGGTGACACAAAAACAATCCAATTAAGTAACTTGTCTGAAATAGACACAAAAGCTATGATTGACACTGTTTGTGACGCACTAATTCAATATAATCAACAATTTGAAGAAAGTGACACCAATTTATTAAACATTAGGGACGAAATGTTAGGTCTCTTTAGAAAGCTACAATACTTACTCACATTGGAGTAAAAAAAAACTTTAACCCAGATTTCCAAGTCTGGGTTTTTTTATGTATATTTTAGTATAACAATTTTATAAATTAAATTTTAAACTATGAGTACATTTGATGCAGTACTTGCACAGTACGAAAAAAACAAAAATGCCACAAGTGGCAACGCAAACAAGATGTCTTCTGAAGACAGATTAAAACGTTATTTCACAACAGTATTACCAAAAGGTAGTAAAGGTGAAGAAAGACGTATCCGTATTTTACCAACAAAAGATGGCGGCTCTCCATTTGTTGAGGGTTATTTCCATGAAGTTCAAGTTGGTGGAAAATGGGTGAAATTATTTGACCCAGCCCAAGAAAACAAAAGATCACCATTAAATGAAGTAAAAGATGCTTTAATGGCAACCGGTGTTGAAGCTGACCGTGAGTTAGCTCGTAATTACCGTTCTCGTAAATTTTACATTGTAAAAGTAATTGATCGCGATCATGAATCCGATGGAGTAAAATTCTGGAGATTTAAACACAACGCAAAAGGCGATGGTGTTATTGATAAAATCTTCCCAATTTTCCGTAACAAAGGTGACATCACTGATCCAGAAAAAGGTATAGACTTAATTTTAACATTAAGCTTATCAAAGTCAGGACAAGGTAAAGAATATACCGTAATCAATTCAGTCTTAAACGACGATTCAAGTCCATTACACACTGATGCAGATGTGGCTAAAACTTGGCTAGACGACACATTGACATGGTCAGACGTTTATTCCAAAAAAGGCGAAGACTACTTAGAATTAGTAGCTAAGGGTGAAGAACCAAGATGGGATACAAATCTTAACAGATGGGTTTCTAATGTTACAACTAACGAAGAAACAATCGCAGCACCAAAATCAACTACCCCAGTAGTTGATCCACAAGAAGACGAAGATGTAGATTCGGATTTACCGTTCTAATTATTAATGGAGGGGTGGAGATAACGTCAGAAGCCCCATTTTTTAAAACAAATTTATGGCAGCTATAAAAAAAACAGATTTCTCAGCAATAAAGAAAAAGTTCTCTAAAGAGGCGGAATATAAACCAGATCGTTTCTTTGATTTGGGTGATTCTTTCTTAGATGCTTGTGGTATTCCGGGCCCAGCAATGGGACATATCAATATGTTATTAGGACATAGTGATACAGGTAAAACAACCGCTCTTGTAAAATCAGCGGTAGATGCACAAAAAAAAGGAGTGGTTCCTGTCTTTATTATTACAGAACAAAAATGGAGTTGGGATCACGCTGAATTGATGGGATTTAACAAAGACGGTGATTATCTTTTTAATAGTGACTTTGAGTATATTGAACAAATCACAGATTATATCAACGAACTTTTAGACGCACAAGAAAAAGGAGACCTACCTCACGATTTATTGATACTATGGGATTCAGTTGGTTCAGTTCCGTGTAAAATGACTTACGATGGAAAAGGCGGGAAGCAACATAATGCGTCAGTTTTAGCGGACAAAATTGGAATGGGTATCAATCAGCGTATCTCAGGTTCAAGAAGAACAGATAAGTCTTATACAAACACATTAATTATCGTTAATCAACCTTGGGTGGAATTACCTGACAATCCTTTTGGACAACCAAAGATCAAAGCAAAAGGTGGTGAAGCAATTTGGTTAAACTCAAGTATTGTTTTCTTATTTGGTAATCAAAAAGGTGCGGGCACAACTAAAATATCCATCACTAAAGATAAGAGAAGAGTTAAAATTGCAACAAGAACTAAAATATCTATTATGAAAAACCATATTAATGGTTTAGGATATGAAGATGGACGTATCTTGGTTACATCACACGGATTTATGTCTGGTAGAGAAGATACTGAAGAAAAGAAATCTATTGAGGAATACAAAAAAGAAAATGGAGATTACATCAGCAAGATGTTAGGCGTTAATGTCACAGACGCTTCCGATATTGAAGTTGTGACAGAAGACTCGGATCTATAAATTATATTAATGTCGGTTTTATTAGTTGATGGTGATAATCTGCTCACAATAGGATTTTACGGAGCAAAAAATGTTTTCTACAAAGGAAATCATATTGGAGGGATTTATCACTTTATCAACACACTTAGAAGATCTTTTGAAGAATACCACTTGGACAAAATTGTGGTGTTTTGGGACGGAGAAAACGGTTCCCAAGAAAGAAGAAAACTATACGTACATTATAAAGAAAAGAGAAGAGAAAGGGTTCGTTCAGAGGAGGAATTACATTCTTACACATATCAAAGACAAAGGATTAAACAATATTTAGAAGAATTATTTGTTCGTCAAGGAGAGTATCAATTTTGTGAAACAGACGACAGTATTGCATATTATACACAAAATTCAAAAGAGAATATTATAGTATATTCATCAGATGGGGACTTAACACAACTTGTTTGTGAGAATGTTCAAATCTATAATCCATCACATAGAAAGTTATATAAACAAAATGAAACAATTGTTTATGACCACGAAGAAGTTTTAGTTGATAATGTAAAACTTATAAAAATGTTTTGTGGTGATGCATCGGATAGTATAGCTGGAATTAAAGGAATGGGTATTAAAAGATTTACCGCTATGTTCCCTGAGTTAAAAACCGACAAACTAACTGTTGAACAAATTAAGAATAAAACAATTCAATTATTTGAACAGGATAAACATAATAAAACATTGGCAAACCTACTTACTGGTGTAACTAAATATGGTGTCTTTGGAGATGAATTCTTTGAGATAAATGAAAAAATAGTTAGTTTAAATGAGCCTTTTCTTACCGATGAAGCTAAAGAAAATGTAAAGCAATTAATAAACGAATCTTTAGATCCAGAAGGGCGGAGTTACAAAAACGCAATGAAAATGATGATGGTGGATGGATTATTTAATGTAATACCAAAATCAGATGAAGCAATTAATAATTTCTTAAATCCATTTTTAAGATTAACAAGAAAAGAAAAAAACATAATAAAAACAAGAACAATAAAAATTAAAAATCATGAGTAATCAACAAGACATTACTAAATTTGAATTTATTTTAACATTAGAGGGTAATATTATTTGCCAAAGATTTTTTAATGTTAAAGATCACGTTGAACAAGCTAAACGTTCATTAGATCTTCACTACTATGTAAAAAATATTTGTGAAGATATTTCGGAAGATTTGAAAATAAAAAGTTCCAATTATCTATGCGAAAATCAAAACTATATCCTCAATTCAGAGGTTGTGGAAGATTTAAATGAAGGGCAAAAAGAACATTTTTTATTGGAAATTAAGTTGGGTGACGATGTATTTATTTCAAGAATATTTCCTGCATACTACTACCATCCAAAGGTTAGATATACAGTAGATATTAGACCAAAACTTAAGACAATTTTGACAGATTTAACTGACATTTTATCGTCTTATGAATTGGAAACAACTTATTTACAACACGAACTAAACTAAAACTATTAACATGACTACGGAAGAAAGGAATTTTGGGTATTTGGGGTTTTCATTTCAACAATCATTGATCAAAGCAATCATTGAGGATAAGAAGTACGGAGAAACCATTATTGATGTATTGGAGAGCAAATATTTTGATAATGCCTCTTTTAAATTTATAATGGAAAATTTGAAGGAGTTGTATAAGAACTACAACAAAATTCCCGATTATAATACAATGGCACAGAAAATTATGGCCGAAGGTTCAAATAAAGATAATGCTAAAAAACACATTGACACCTTAGAAGCTATAAAACTAAATGAACAAGATATTGAGTATGTAAAAGATACTGCTCTTAATTTCTGTAAGCAACAGAACTTAAAAAAGGAATTAAAAAATGTAAATAACATTATTGAAAACGGTGATTTTGAGAACTACAACAAAATTGAAGAGATCATTCAAAAAGCCCTTCAAGTAGGAATTTCAAATGATGAAGCCGTTTCAGTTTTCCATGACATTGACGCCGCATTAGAGGCTGATTACAGGACCCCAATAGCAACTGGGATAGTTGGTATAGATAATCTATTAAAGGGCGGATTAGGCACAGGAGAATTGGGTGTGGTACTTGCACCGACTGGTACTGGTAAGACAACTTTATTAACTAAGTTTGCAAACACAGCATATAACTTGGGTTACAATGTAGTTCAAATCTTTTTTGAAGATAATCCAGGAAACATTAAAAGAAAGCATTATACTATTTGGAGTGAAATTGCACCTGATGATCAACCAGAATTTAAAGAAGAGGTAAAGCGTAAAGTAGATGAAGCACAAACTCGTTCTAAGGGTAGTATCAAATTATTAAAATTGTCTAGCGACAATGTTACTGTTTCTGAAATTAAAAATAAAATTAGAAAATTTAGTTCAGAGGGACATAAAGTAGATTTGTTGGTAATTGATTACGTAGATTGTATTTCACCAGAAAGATCAACAATGGGTGAAGAATGGAAAGGCGAGGGTTCTATTATGAGAAGTTTAGAATCTATGACTAGTGAGTTTGAAATGGCAATTTGGACAGCAACACAAGGTAATCGTGAATCAATTTCAAGTGAAGTTGTTAATAGCGACCAAATGGGCGGTTCAATTAAGAAAGCACAAATTGCTCACGTAATACTTTCAATTGGTAAAACATTAGAACAAAAAGAACACAATTTGGCAACATTAACATTACTTAAATCTCGTATAGGTAGAGACGGTGTTGTATTTCAAAATTGTAAGTTTAATAATGAATATTTGATAATTGACACAGAATCTCAAAATACTTTATTAGGTCACGAAGAACAAAAAACACAAGAAAGAGCAAATAGAGTTGCTGAAGTTTATAAAAAAGCTCAAGAAAAAAAAGCAACTTTAATTAAATAAAAATAGAAATGAGTAAATTATTTACA